CCAATCTTAATTTATTATTGTCACTTGGTGATGAACCGATATATGTCTGACCAGTAAAAGTTTTTTCGCCCCCAATAGTTTCATTGGAGGTCTTATCCACATAATCGCTCAAATCAGCAGGCTGCACCGAAGAATCGGCTAAATCCAAAGAAGCGTTTACCGTTGTGTTGAGTTTTGCCTCTGTGACAACACCGTTATCTATTGTAAAAGTAGAGCCTGAACCGCTAACGGTTATATCACCTTTATCACCGTCTGCTATTCCACTTGAAACAGTCAAAGTATCTACTGCATTAGCCAGTTTTTGCAGGTCGGTTATGGTATTGTCCAAATTAGTCCCAAAACCACTTGCATCAACAATTGGATTCCCCGTATCAACCCACGCAGTTCCATTGTAATACCAAACTGTTTCTGTTGTGCTGTTCCCTATCAATCTGCCCTCTTGTGGGCTTGATATGGCGTTTATTTCCGTTGTGGTCATTGGGCCAGTCACTATACCTGTTGGGAATTTCTGCCCAATGGCAAAGTAACCAACCAACAAAACCGCTATAAAAAATATCTTTTTCATCAGTCAAATGCTAAATATGTGAATTTACTAAAATGTGCATCCTCCGTAGGATTGGCCACTGAACTAATACCAGTAAACCTTAATCCACCGTTGATATTTGGCTTCCCTACACCAGATACCATCCATCCAGTCTTATCTGCCACTTTTGTTTCGTCTATGTCAACAAAACCCTTTGGAACGCTTACCGCCCCAGATATGATTGCCTCTACCGTGGCCAATCTTGCTGTAACTTCTGCTAAACTACTCATGTTTCAAAGTTATAAATTAAATCTTTATCAAATTACCGTTGTCGTCTTTTATTAAGTTTCCGTCACTGTCAACAATCAATGTAATTCCGCTCAAATCAGGTGTTTCGCTTATCCCATCACCACCACCGCCATCAACTCCTGTTGTTGGACTGTAAACTATTTCGTCCTGTTGTTCTGCCAATGCGTTTGTACCATATCCAAATGTTCTTTCCCATCTGAAAAGATTGCTTACGCCCAGTGGAGTTACACTGGCCGATTCCTTGGCAACCAAAGAAATTCCGTTACACTTGAATCCACTCAAAGCACTTGCAATGTTCAATTGGTTCACCTGTTTATAGGTAATGCCCTCAATTTTTATATTAAAATCAATCCTTGATACTTGGGATATAGAATATACATTACCGTCACCTGAATAAGTGTCTGAATCGGTATCATCGGTAGGTCTTACCACACCTTCATACCTTGCAAAACATTTAAGTCCACTTTGGAATACAATATCAGCTTTGTTCTTGGTATCGTTCCACTCAAGATATAGTATATCGTCACTATCCTCTTTTTTCTTTATTCTTTCACTTACCCAAGGGTCGCCCTCTATCAAACCTTCACCATCAAATGCTTTTTCTACCACTATAACACAAGAATTGTCTATATCGGAAATGTTCACATAGAACTCATATAGGTTGTAAGGATGTTTGTTGTACGTGACTTGGACAAAACCCGAAGTTTCGGATGCTGTTTCAAGTTCGACCACAAAATATCCGCCAATGTTTGCATCATATCCAGTCTTTGTAATCCTTAGACCAGTATCGTCAACAAAAACAAGTTGGTCTATCTGCGCCCATGTAGGAGTAGTACCATCATAGGGCGAAGAACCTATTACAGTTGTGGTATCTGCTGTATATTCGTTTCCGCCATTGAAATAGACCCAAGTTTCACCGTCAACATCTGGGCTTGGGTACAACATACAATCAAATTTTTCTTTTGCGCCAAGGTTTTGACTGATAAGTATAGGTGGGATGTTTACTTTTGTTCCGTCACACTTATGCATTGTAATATAGTGCCAATTGTAACTGCTTTTAAACTGTACACCCCTAAATCCATCAAGCGCATCCACAATATGGAATGTATTGTATTTTGCACCCTGCACATATTCATTGTAAGACCATGTGTTGAAATAGTTCTTTTTGACCAATGCCGTATGTTGAACATGGGGTGAAAAACAAAAAGACTGCCCTTCCATTATCTCAAAATACCTAGTAACTTCATTTTCAGTGGCATCTTGAAATTCCGTTACTACAATGTTCTTTGATATTTCACACCCGTATTTGTCCTTTATAAAAACTTTGTACTGACCCGAAAAAACTCCTGCAAACGTATTTGATGTTTGGTAACTGCCCCCTGTTGTTGCTGAAACCGCATCTATCGAATACTCCAATGGTGCTGTGGATGCAAGAAAAACAATTCTGTTGACTATTACATCGGCACTATCCTCATATTGGTTTATCTCAATATCAAAATCTCCTTCCGCAAGTTTTCTTGGAACAAATTGCGCAACCGTGTCAACAAGTTCATCATCTGAATTGTACAGGAAATAAACTTGGGTTGTACCAGTTCTATCAAGGTTTAGATTTTCAGAAGTGCCATCCCAATCCGAAATCAAATCGTTACCTCCCCTATTTACCCTAAAAGGCGCACCATCACCAGTGGCCACAAAAGCGTGCTGTATCGTATTGCAATTCCCTGTTGAACTTGCTGTTATGGTTAAGTTTGCAGGAACAACCTGTGTTGTGTTGTTTATGTCGAGACCACTGAAAACAAGTACATTGCCACTATAAGATGCGCTTACAAAAGTGCCTACTGTTGCAGTTATGGTTATTGTATTGTCAACCCTTGATGCAGCAAGGTTTTTAGTGCCACCAATGTTTTTATAGTCTCTGTTAAAGGCATTTCTATAATTTTCCGCTTGTTGATCGTCTGAATCTTCAACATTTGGATTATCCCATGCGACCTCCTGAAAATAACCAGAGGTAGCAATTCCATTTATCAATGCTAGGCTAAGGTTGAAATTTTGATTCCCATCATTAAAAGTCACTAAAATATTTCCCCTTGTTTGGGGGGAAAAATCAAGTGCTTGCGTGGTCAATGTAAAACTTATTGTACTCATAAGTATGATTCTATTACTTTCAACTTTCCTTCTTTGTTAGGATCAACTTTCATTATCCTTACATATTCTATTTCCGTACCAGTCTTTAATGCCATTCTTCCAAACCAATTGTAAACGCCATCGGTCTTTCCAACGATTTTGTCCTCGATTGCCTGTGTAATCTGTGCCGTACACTCAATCGTTACTGGTTTTATCGTAGGTACGTCCAATCTGCTGTTGGGTATTGGTTCATCTTCCTTTATCAAATCCTGACCAATGCGCTTGCTAGAATACGCACTGTTACAGTTTGAACTTGAAAATATTATCTTTTCATTTGGATAATGATAAACTGCCGTTGCAATATTTGAACTGTGCGAATAAATCAACAATTGTGCTGGTGTTATGTCCAAATTATATGCTGAATCTGGCCTATAAAGACCTGTCGGCACTTGTGAGAACGTATCTTGCCACTTTTTAAGGTAATATTGGCTTCCTATTTTTTTAGCCCTTATACACATTATATCGCTGTCGTACCTTGTATCTTCCTCTGGATATAAAACATAGGGTTTACGTCTTGGCAACTCAATGTCTATGTCACTTAATCTAAATGGCGATAGTTTGCTGTAAACCTCTTCACTGTTCTTGTTTATGGTAGCATAGGTCGCTTTACCGTTTATAGACCTCAATCCTTCCACTTCTTCGTAATCGTCACCACCTTTTTCACTGCCCAACTCTATTTTGCCAAAGAACAATTTACCCTCTGCCTTGCGTTTAATATCGCTTGCTTCAACGTAAACGGTACGACCAGAATCATCTTCTTCTCCAAATTTAATCGTTACTTCGTTCCTTTGGGTATAAGAATATGGCTCCAAAAACAATTTTTCTTGGTTTCCAACGTTTTCTACCCACCATGCTTTAGGTAAAAGTGCCTCTATGTGGTCAAACACTTGTTGAAGTGATACGTTAAACTGTATTTTTCTTTCCTCGTCAGTACCTTCGTTAATAATGTCTGGAAATTCCCTAATGTAAAATCCATTGGTCAAAAGGTCATTGGCAAGTTGCCCACTGGTCAACAAATCAGAAACCAAAAGATTGTCACTACCCGTTATAATGTGTAAAAGTCTGTTGATAACCTGTTTATAAGTCAAACATTTACAGTTAGTTGAAGGAAACAAAGAATCTTCTGTGATGGTTATTTCCGTTTCTGAAACCTCATATCTAATACCGTTTTCAGTGGATAACATGGCCACTGCCAAACTATCCCCTTTTTTTAGGTTTACTTCAAAATCGCTAAAGGTGTATTCCATTGTGTTGCCCAATGTAACTGGCTTGGCTGCCACCAAAGGAATTGACCTATCGGAATCATAGATAAAATCCCTACCGTCACTATAAATATTCAAGTCCATTTTCATAGTCCCGAAAGAACCACCATCAATCAATGTTACTTTTACCTTTCCGTTTATGGTAAGTTTTTTATCGGTATCTGAATCTGTAAGAAAGCAGTTTCCAAAAACATCTAAACCAAGATTGGCATAATTACCGCTTACCGCTGCAAGTTTATCACCAAGTGCATTGTCTATATTGCTCCTGTCGCTGTTTATGTCAACTTGGAAAGGTATTGCCCTAGCGTTCAGATTATCGCCACTGGCCAATACCCCAATTTCAGTACCGTCCTCAACGCTCAAAACACTTCTTAGGAATATCTGTCTGCTTTCCAAAAGTATGTTTTCGGTCTGTAATGCAGGAATAGCGTTACCAAATGAATCAACTGTTGTCTTTAGGTCTATTTCATCATCTTTCCTTGCATCAATCAACTTTTTAAGACCTCCCTCTACGGCTTTTGTTTTTGCAACATTGCTGCCACCTACCTTTTCGGTATATTCCAATTCCTTCATTCCCAAATAAACGGGAATGGTCGAACGCCACCTTTCATCAATCCGATCATCGGACTTTATCTCACGCTCCATTAATACGTCCTCTACAACGCCCTTTGTGTAGAATTGGTTGATAAGAAATTCAGCACCTTCGCCAGTGAACTCCAAATCATTGGTCTTTGTGGTCAAAAATCCTTTGGAATCCTTGTCACGCTCATAGATATTCCTGTTTCCTTCATCGTGGTTTATGGGTTCGGGTATTCTTGTCCTAGCCCTGCTCTTTGAGGAAAGGTAATATTCAGTGTCGTTCTTATGTCGAATGTTGTCGATCATATCTTATAGGAATCTTCTTGGATTACTTTTACTGTGTTCTTTACAAATATTGGTCTTTTTGCAAGTTTCTTTACTTCTTGCCACGTTCTATCATTGGCCGAACGCATCTTTTTCAATTCGTCATGTAATAAATAATCAGCATCAAATGAGTTTAAAAGTTCACCGTTTGCACTCATGTTCATTCTGTAAATCGCATTGTTTATCCATTCGCTTGCATCTTTTTGAACCTCTGCGCCTTTTGGTAACATGGCCAATGTAGGTCGGTCTGGCGTAATATCCAATAACTTTCCGTTTTTGGTAACGGCCTCTCTTCTACCACCGTCACCTACCCATGCCAATGTATCATCGGCCAATGGTGATTTTGTACCTTCTGCAAACTTCGGAAGAGGCTGTGATGCAACCAACGCTGCTTGCGCTGCCCCACTCGCTGCAATAAAGGCAGAAAAAGCAGTTGCAGAAATACCAAAGTCAAATTTTGGAATCTGCGCCAATGCAGAAACAATACCAGCAGCGGTATCTGTTGCTATTTTAATGAGCGTGTTTCTTCTTTCTTCTTTTGCTTGTTTTGTCTTGATTCTTCGCTCTTCTTCCTCAAACTTTTCACGGGCAATCCTTTTTTCTTTTTCAGTGGCGAGTTCGTTGTTTACAATCAAGTCCCTTGCCCTTTGAGCCTCTTGAAGTTCTATTTGATAACGCTGTAATGAAGCATCTAAAACGCTTCCTATCGCTTCTTTGGAGAAGTTTGCCCACTCATCTATATTGTCGGTTGAAAATAGTTCATTCTCCTTGTCCAATAAACTTTCAAAAATGAAATCAGTTGAACTGAAATCAAAATCAAATGCCTCTGAAAAAGTATCGAAAACACCACCAAATATTTCTTTTACCGTATTTAGTTTCAATTCTGCATAGGCTTCCGCACTGTCCATTGTGTTTTCCCAATTTTCGGAAAACTCGTCCATTACGTTTTTAGTGTTTTTAACCATGTCTTTAAAAAGACTATCATCTTCAAAACCAAACCCTTCTTTTAATTGCTTTTGCAGTTCTTTAAAATCAAAGTTTACCTTTATATCTGTTGTGTCAACCCCCAAATTGTCCAATGTAGCCCTTAATTTTATAAGTTCTTCATTTGCATTTTGAATCATTTGGGTATAAACACGGTATTGTTCTGTTGTTGTGCCTAATTTTGACTGTTCTTCCTCTAGCTTTTTAATGTATTGTTCCAACCACGCAATAGAACCTCTTAAAGCCTCTAGTTTTTTACTTTCTTGATCATTGTTTATGATTGTTTCTTCTGTGTTTTTTCGTAAAACTTGGTTTACTGCATCCAATCTCCCTTCTCGTATTGCAAGGGCTTGGCTCGCTTTTTCAAGTAATTCATTGTTTTGTGAATATTCACGGTATTGTTTGGAAGAAAAAACTTCGGCATTTTTCATGTTTGCCATTTCATCTGAAAGTTCTTTGTTCCTTTCTTTAAGTGAATTTACCGTTTCCCTTGCTTCTTCCACTGATTTTGTATAATCAAAAAAGTTTCTCCTCGCAACATCTTCTATGGTCTGACCTAATTGTTTTGCGACAGCCTCCATATCCTCCATTTCTTGTTTTGCAATACGCACTCTTTCTTCATTGAAAAAAGACGTATCTCCTTGGGTCAATTTTGCTAAAGCGTTAACCATTTGTTCAGCGACCCCCAATATTCCTTTAAAAACCCTTGAAATTGTACCTTCTCCACTTTCTACGCCACTTACAAAATTAGTCCATGCAGTAGATAGTCTGTTTTGTGCAGCAGTTAGTGTATCAACAGTGTTTACTGCCTCTATTCCGTATGATTTTTCAAGTTGTTTGGCAAATTTTGGAAGTGCCTCTGCGGACAGAATTTCTCCTTTTTTGAGCATTTCATCTAATTGTGAAACACTTACTCCCAATGCTTCGGCCATAATACCAAATGCTCCAGGAAGTCTTTCACCCAACTGCCTACGAAGTTCTTCTGTTGTAACCTTTCCTTTGGAAAGCATTTGTTCCAATGCCAAATAAACACCAGTAAGTTCATCTGTTCTAAGCCCCAAAACGGCAGATGCCTTTGAAACGCTTTCAAATATCTGTTCGGTATCTTGTAGTGCTAGCCCAGATTGTTTTGATGCAGCAAGAAACTTTGTATATCTTTCTGTAACATCAATCAAACTAAGACCGTATCTTTCTGAAATGTCAATTAGAAATTGCTGAACTTGTGCAAATTCCCCTTGTGATTCGGTTATTAGCCCAAGGGAATAATTTAGTTTTTCAATTTCTTTTACCAAATTGAATATGTTTCTGGTCATTTCAGCAAACAATGTTGCGCCACCAACCAACCCAAAAGCACCTGTTAGATTTCTAAAGCCACGAACCATCCCACCTAATGAATTTTTAGAAAAATTGGAAGTAGCCCTGTTTACTTCGTTTAACTTGTTTTGATATTTTCTAAACTCTCTTGTTGCTTTTTGTATTTCAACAGTATTTTTCTTTTGTGCTGCATTTAAATCATTAAGTCTATTTTTTGCGATTTGGTATTTAGCCACCAACCTATCGTATGCTCCAACTACATTGCTTATTGATTTTGCTTGCAAATCAGCGTTCTTGGCCAATTTACGTTGATTCACTACCTCTTCCCCTGAAAGTTGTTTTAAAGTCCTTCTGCTTGCGTTTAGTTTCTTTGTGTTGTTGTTCTGTGTGTCCAAAAGACCGTTCATCTTGGACAATAAATCGTTTTGTTGTTTTAATATTTGGGTAAGTCCATCAGGGGTGTTTGCCTTAAATCCAGACCCTATTTTTTGGGCATTGGCAGCAGTGGCGATTATCTTTTTGTCGATAACCTCCATGTCCGTAAGAATTTCCTTTAACCCTTTCCTTACGGCATCAATTGAATTTTGAATTTTATTGTCCGCCATTGTCCTTAACTGTTTTTACCGTGTTTTGCCATTTGTTTTTTACGGTGTTCGGATATTTCCCTTATCTGTTCTATCATGTACCACCACTTTGCTACAGTGGTCGATTTGGGGTCTATCATGTTTCTTCCCAATGCTTGCTCTACCTGTACAACTTCCTTTTCAAATGGGACGTATTCGCCAGTGGTCGTAATCTCCTTTATCTCGTTCTCCAACAATCCTATTTCATTGGCCGAAGCCCTTAATTGCCTTGACAATGATTCTATCCCATTTAAATCCCATTTTTCATGTTCATACTTGAAACCAAAACTTTTAAGGCTTTCAATGTAACCCATGAATATCTTTTGCTTCATTTTACGCATGGTTATCTGAACCAAAATCCTTGCAGCAACCTCTCGTCTCATTTTAAGGTATGAAAGCCTCTGAACCGTTCTATAATACCTTATTGCGTTATTGTTCGCTGTCAGTTTGCAGTATTCATTGTAAATACCCCCAAATATTTTTATCGCTTCCTCTTTGTCATATTCAATTTCAGAATACTCGTCCCAGCCAATGACCATATAGGCATAATTGCCAGTGGACATTATCTTATGAAAATTATATATCCAAAGTTCATCGCACGACCTGTAATATCTTACATTGGTGCGCTTCTTTTTAAGAAACGGTAAATTCATATTGAAATATTTAATCGGGGATATAAAAAGAACTTGGAACAGTTCTAATCGGCAAATGTAAGGCCTCCCGTGGGTGGCTTGCCTAAAGGAAGTAGATTCCCCACTGCTAAATTAGCAAAAAAATATTACCCTACGACATTATTTACAAAATGTTCCCATAGGGCAGGTTTTATTATATCATCATTGATCATGCGATTGTGTTCTTCGGTCAATGCCGTTATCTTTCCGCCTGACATTTTTTCAAGAATTGATGTTTTTCTGTCCCTTGCCAAAATATCAAATCCATCATTGGCTATTTTGATGTAAAGGCTGTCTATCCACGTGCCTTGCCACTCAAAATTAAATTTTTCGCTTGGTTCCTTACTTGAAACTCCTGTACGTGGTGGATTGCCTTTGGCGTAAAACTGTGTCCAATAACTGTAATTTGGCGCATCTGACCCATCTGACTTTATTCCTTCGCCCAACTGTTTCTCTTTTAAAAGGAACATAATAAAGTCCATGTTTTCCTCAATGGCCTTTTTCCCCACTTCTTCCAGTTGGGAATCCACTTGCTGAATCTTCTGTATGTAATACTTGGCCAATGACATATCAAAAAAGGGACGGTATGAACCGCCCCCTCACTTCAAACAATAAACAAACTAAACTTAAAATTATGCAACAGTCGTTGAAGTTGCTGTGTTAGATTTGTACAATACATCGCTAAGGTTTATGATGCTCCTGTTGTTGGAATTATCATAAAGCCTTACCGTAACAACATCGCCTGTGTCAAGTGCGGTCATTCCAGTAAGTACATAAGTACCTGCCGTTGCTGAATCGTCACCTGCCGTTGGGTTGTTGGTCGAACCTTGATCTGTCACCAAGAAATTTGTGTAATCCGCCCCTGTAAAGGGTTGTGCATCCTGTTTTCTTGTTGCTGTAACAGTAATGGATGTGTCGGTATCGGATGGTGCGCTCAATGAAAGAACTATCTCATTGATACCGTCCAATGTTTCTGGGTTGAAGTCCAATTGTCCTCCACTTACGAATTTAAAATCACGATCAAACTCGTTTGGGACTGTTAACTGAAACATGATGCCTTCACGTTGGGCGGTTGAATCAGTGGCCCAGATTAACTTTTGTTTTTGGAGCATACCCAATGTAAACCCTTTCAAACTTCCAGAGGTTGATTCTGTACCCAAGATATTACCATCAACATCCACAAACAACGCATCATAAGAACCATCTGAATTAAGGTAGTCCAAAGCAGCATTGAAGTACATTCCTTTACTGAACTGCGCAGCAAATTCATACTTCGCTTTTCTAACGTGCTTCTTGATACCACTTTCAAATTCTTCGGTAACGTTGTCAGGGGTGTTATCGGTAAAGTTCTCGATACCCTTCAAAACAATGAGCTTGCCCTGTGCTTGTAACAACTGTACATAGGTTTTATTGAATGTTTGAGACCCGTCAAGGACGAATCCGCTTTCCAATAGCCAAATGGAAGAAACCTTCTTCAAGAAGGGCTTACAACCAATTGTACCAGTACCCAATACGGCTTCTGCACCACAAGCTACTAGATTTAATACTTCGCTTAATGTAGCCATTTTTATTTACGTTTTTTGTCGAACTCTTTCAACTTGGCGAAATACTCTTCCTTGGAAATCAAATGTTTCTTTAGAAAATCTTCCGAACCTTCCTTGGTAAGTCCTACCTTTTGTCCTTTTTCACGGATTTTTCCACTGATGGAAGCATCACGAACTAGGGTAAACTCCAAAGTTGGAACGCTTTGTTTCGCATTGGCCGAGTTCTGGTTTTTACTTTTACTCATTTTAATCGCATTTATCTGTTAAATAATAACTTAATCTCAAAGGTATCGCAAAACAGTGCAAGGGATGGATATTGTTGAACTTTATCTTTTCGGTATCTATGCCCGAAAAAATATCGCCCATGTCCTTCTCTATTCCCGTTGTTGTGATAGCGTTTGCATTTCTTATGGCTTCCATTACGTCCCTATGGCTTTCCTCATCCCTTCTCTTGTTGTTTCCAATGGGAGGAAGTATCTTTTTGAGGTTGCACATTACGACCAATTTAATATCGGCCAAAAATGCGTTTCTGTCCTCTGATACGTCCGTCCTGGAATCAATGAAGAAAATCACCGCATCGGATGAACTATCGTTGAAATAAACATCTTCGTAGTCCTCTTTTGCAGCGTTCCACCATTCAAGCACAAAACCCGTCTTTTTTTTCGGGTTTTTATAGGCTCTGCCATAGACTTCGATATTTCCAGACCATCTGCTTGTTAAAAGGTCATAAACCTTTGTCTGCAACCGTTGGATTGTCTTATCTAGGCCAATGGGTGTAGCCAATGTATGGTTTACGCTCATATCGAACCTACTTTAATGCTCAAACCATCCTTTTTTTCGGAAAGTTCGGTATCAAATACCCTTTCAACAAGTTTCATGGCTTGTTTTTTATGGTTGTGATACCTTCTTACCACAGTGTCACCATCAAAACTTTTCAGTTCAGCCAATAATACTCCCTCTTCGGGAATACCACGTTGCGAACGGTTGCTTTTATGGTTAGGATTGGACAAGAACATATTGAATGCCATATACTCGAACGTTGCCCTAATAAAAGGTGCAAGTTCCGCTATCGTATTGTCAATGAACTTTGTTGGGTTCAGATAGGCTGTAACATTGATTCCTAGGCCAATGGAAACGGTTGCCCTGTCATAAACAGCAGTTTCAGGTGCATCCCCTATACCGCTGCTAGTGTACACAACAAACCCCTTGTACTTGAAAGAATCAACACTTACATTGCTAGATATTACTTCCGTACTATCAATAACCAAATAGAACCTTCCTTTTCCAGAAAGAACTATGTTGGTAGCCCTAAAAGTGTTTCTTCCATTGTCAGGTGCAAGTGTGATGGTGTCCAATAAATTTCCTTCATTGACCACGTACACATTTACGGGCGTTGTGCCTGACTTTCTAAGGCACATTTCATTTATCCTAAAATCAACGTAGTCCGAACCTTTAGGCTCCAAAACTATTGCCGAATAATCATTGGGCAATGCTCTGGTAAAGGATTCTGAACCACTGTCATAGATGTACTGGTTGTTGACCAATCTTCTAGTAAGTCCAAGATCGGAATAAACCCTATCAAGGACACTTTGAAAGAACAGCTTCAAACGAAGCGATTCTATGTTGGTCTCTACCCAATAAAGTGAATTTGCTTCTTCTGGGTCTTGTGGGTCGTCACCATCATTGGCCAAGATACACTCAAATATCTTTGAACTCTTTGTCACAATGTTGGATTTGTCCCTAGACGTTAAGAAAACACCGTATGAAGCGGTATTGTCATATGCGGAAAAAGTAAATTCTGTCTTTGGTAGGTAGTCCAGAAGATTTTGCAAGGTCACTGCGTTATGAACGCCAGTATTTATGAACAAACCCGAATCAGGATATGCCCTTAACTGTGAATCAAGTACAATATCGCTTGTAAAATCCTCTGAAAAACCAAGTACCATGCCTACCTTTTTAAATAGTTATTATTGGATTATGCCTCTGATGCCCAAATTCCGACACCGCCAACAATATACCAACCGTCAGCACCGTCACCTCTAAGTTTGATGTAATCTCCCTTATTAGCAGTTGCCTTGGTGTTGATAATATCCTTATTCACTACACCGCCAGAAACGCTATCGGCAGCAGCATTGGCCACTGAACCAAAGACAGCATCATCGGCATTTGGTGAAACGGTAATGATATTGTTTCCATCGGCCCCTGAATTGACAAATGTAAATTCAACCCCTGCTTTTGTTGCAGGAAGCGTGACAACCAAAGCATCGGTGGCAATCAAAAATGTCTTGCCACTGTCCTCATAAGAAAGTGTCTTGCTGGCGGTAATTACCTCAATAAGATTTTCTTCTATTGGAGCGTTGTTGCCACTAACGTCTGTTTTATATTCTCCACTCATTTCTAAGTATTTTTAAAGATTAAACATTAAGATGTAGCACCAACAACTTTTACGATGTCGTTCACACGATTGGCCAAGTCAGAATTATATCTGTACACAACGTAGAAACGAATCCAAATGGCCATTTCTTCAAAGTGAGACATAATTACGTTGGAATCTGTACCAGAAGTAATCAATGCGGTTGCATCGGTAGCCTCTCTATTGGTATAGATATTGGCTCTCATTCGAGTAAAAGGAATCTCCATATCGGAAACGCTCCACTCACGCTCACCGATAACGGTACGCTTACGGAAGTCAGAAGGGAAATTCTCGATCATGCCAATGGCTCCATCCCTAAAGAAGTACCCACTAAACACATCGGAACCATTTGAAATGTTTCCAGTTTTGTGAATCCTATCGGCAGGAAGGAATCCTAGTGCTTGAAGGTTCTTATCGTTGTTTGAACCGTACTTGGCTGCTTCTGACATTTGAACTGCCAAACCTGCCCTACTTGTTACAATACGATAATTCCCTGGAATCTCATTGGCCTCCATCAACTGTGACAAGTTGTAGAACATGGTCTCTTTTTGGGCAGCCTTGTTAACGGTCAAAGTGTCCGTTGAGGTGCTGAAAGTGAATGTTCCATCGCCTTGTGATACAGGTACGGTGTAACCAAGTTGTTGGGTCTTTCTTGCTTCCATTTGGGTGGCAAGGATGCTTTCGATTGAATTTCCCATTGCATGGGCAACGTTCAACATCACTTGTTCTCTTTGGAAGTCGCTATCCACCATGTTGTTGTCATGGGCAGAAGGATAGTGTCTAAAACCAGAAAACACATCATAAGCTGTGAACTGGTATTTGTCCGTTTCTGGCAAGTTGGAAGGAATGTTTGCAAAACCAGGGGTCGTTACAACGGTAACGGTCTGGTCTTTGATTACTGGAATCTCCATGTTTCTCAATGAAGAAAGTTCCTGCATCTGCTGTCTTGCAGAAGGTGGAATGTAATCAACACTCGCTGTACTTGCTTTTACGGCATCGACCAAGCCTAACTCTGGGAAGCGTTTTTCGTTTGTTGCTTGCGAGAGTTGCAGGTCATTCCATAAAGTTGCATTTAAGTAACTCATTTTGAATAATTAAGGGTTAAACTTTGTTTTACAAATGCGTTCTCTCGCAAAAAAATATTAGGATTATGCAGCTTGTTTCAATGCCTCTTTTGCTTTCGCATAAAGAGTGGCAAACTCTTTTGTATAATCCTCATGGGTAGTGCTACCTAGTTTCTTTACCAAGTGTTCTTGCACTAATTTTGATACTTGTGTACTGTCCATTCCTTTGTTCAAGCTGAATGGCAAATCGTCCACTTCAATCGGATTTGCAGGGTCGGCCCCTGTTCCTCCTTGTTTTCTGCCTTCTGTAAGGCGTTTTAAACTTTCATCTGCATTGACCAGTTCCTTCAAGTCAATTCTGCGATGTTCGTTCTCTTTGTCAATGGCAATGGCCTTGTTGTCCACTACCTCGATATTGTATTTTTCCTCAATCTTGGACTTAAACTCGTTCCAATAATGGTCGGCTTCAAATTGGTTCACCGATTCAGGAAAATTTGGCTTTGCACCATTGAAAGCAAAATCCTTTTTGAACTTGGTCAGTTCTGAATAGGTCTGCTCATACTTTTCATCGTAGCCTTTCAGTTTTTCAAGTTCGGCAACTTGCTTCAAAAGTTCATTGTTCTTGGACTGAAATTCTTGCAATTGTGCCTTTACTTCATCATCACCCTTAAAGTTTTTCAACTTTTCTTGTAATTGCTTTCTTTCTTCTTCAAGGGCTAGTTTGTCAGATTCTAATTTGGTATCTGAAAGTCTATTTAAAAAATCTCCCCATTTTTCACCACGTTCACGTTGTATCTTAACACCAGTTTTGTCAATAGCATATTTTGAAACACCGTCCAACATTGCTTCCAAACCTCCGTTTGTTTGCTCTGCCCAATTTTTTTTAATTGTAGGAACAAACTCTTTGGTTATGTGTTCTGAAATAGCAGAAATCTGCTCTTCACTCAACCCATGTTGCTGAACGAACTCATCGTTCAACGTAAAATTATCATCGCTCATATTCTCTTATGATTTTGATTTAAACTCTTCAATTTTTTGTTTAAGAACGTCTGCTTTCCATTTTGGAGAAGCACCTTTGCCCTCTGGGTTTAGTTTTTTGTACTCTTCCCTTAAAGCACTTATATCATCGGACGAATCATCACTTTTGGTATTATCATCCTTTTTTTCACTTTTGGGCTTTGATTCTTTTTTATCAGAATCACCTTCCAATTTAGCAAGCCTTTCTTCAAGTTCTTTTATCCTTTGTTGTTCTTTGGTCAAAGGCTTTTCAGCACCTTTTGAAGCAATCTTTACTTCTTTTTTGTACTTTTCAATGTCCTTTACTTCCGTCACTTTTTCTTTACCCCTAAAAGTGCCGTTTTCTTCAAGAACATTTTCTACCTCAATAACTCTTTCAACTTCAATCTTCCCATACCCGTTGTTAGGTATGTTCTTCAAAAAGTTCATCCATTGTGCCGAACCGTAGTCGATTTTTACCAACCAGTTCTCATTTTTGATGCTTCCATCCTCTCTTTTAAGGATTTCAGCACCTTTGTACACCCTAAGATGTACTGATGTTTTTTTTGCCATCTTCTATTAATTTAATTAGTAAATTGTTCAAAAATACTATTTTTCCTGAATCATTCGATGGTATTCCGTTCCAAAAGTCAACTATACTTCCGTATTCGGCTTCAAAAAGGTTGATGTAATAGTAAAATCTGTTTTGAAGTTCAAAGGTATTTTCATCCACCCTACCATTGTCTATTGCCAATTGAAAATCCTTATCGCTCGCAAATGGCATGATTTGATAAAGTATGGTTTCCTTACGTTTTTTCTCTAAATTGAAAAGGTTTCTACGCTTGGTAAGCCTTATCAAAATATTTTTTCTTTCAATACTGTTGGGTGCTTCTAAGAACATCTTGAACAACTGTTCAGGTGTTTCCCAAAAGAAATCAGAACCATAGAACACGTCTGAAACTACATTGTTCGGCCCATGTTGCAAAGAAAGCATCATTTGATCTGAATGTTTTCTTGCCCAAGTCATTGTATTTGAAAGCCACCTTAACTTGTCCTCTTTTGATACAAAGGTCTTTTGTATCTGCTTTTCGTTCATTGACCCTTCTACACCTTCTGAATAATCTCCAATGGAAGAAGTTACAATTTCTTTCTCAATTTCCTTTATCCTATCGTTGAGGTATTTTAGGGAATCGACTGGCATACGGTAGAACGTAATTAAGTTCTTGGCCAAGTCGGTATCTATCGAACCATCTGTTTTTTCGACTGCTGGCACACCTATTTCAGTACCCGCTTGCATCAAAGATGCCTTTACGGAAGTCTTAGACCTTACACTAGGTTGTTGTGATCCAAGTTCCTCAACTGACATTGGTGTACCTGCCACCCCTTCAATATCATCACTTTCACTTGTTACCTCATTTGTCTTTATCTTTACAGTGATGGGGATTGCCCCGTTTGGCTCGACCATTTTTTGAACGGTCTTTAAGAACACATATTCCTCAAAATCTGACCTTAAATAAGAAAAGATTGATTTTCTGACAACGGGGTCATTGTCAAAACAGTCCTTACTTACAAAGACGGCTGGGCATTTTCCAAGGTCGTGCGGTTCATTGACCAACGGGGTATCTCCATCTTTTTCATAGAATTGATATACCATGTCGTCCATGTAAACATAACCATAGACCTTTTCGCCATTTATGATTTTCTTTGCTGTGTATGCAATGCGCTCTATTTCGTTTTCGTCAACGTCTATCGAAACCACCTTGTCAATACCCAAAAACATTCTTTTTGGCACATTAACATCCTTCATGTCGTGTATCAGAATATCGTTGTGCCTAAAAAGCACCGCATCGAATAACCTTTCATCAAAATTGTCGTCTATTGTGCTTGGAAAGTCAATGCTTTTGCCATTGATGATATAGTTGAAATAGGAATCTTCTGAAAAGAACACTCTGGAAAGTGGCTCTTTGACCCTTGAATCAATAAGTTTGGAAGAGGCATTGGGGTTTCTAAGATATTTAGCGAAAGACTTGAAGTTATCTGGCTTTAGGACATTCTTTACCCAATTTAGGAATTGGTCGGAAGTATAGTGCTTCCTGTCCATAAAGTTTTTGAAATAATCTTCGTTAAAATCTTCCTGTATCTCGGAACAAAGGAAATAACGCAACTGTTTTTGCTGCCTTACCGCAACATCAAGTGAACTTTTGTTGTGTCCTTTTTTAATGAAATCCAATGACATATCAATAATATGGAGGACATATTCTCTTATGCCATTTTGTTCAAAGGTAAAAATTTTTATTGATTAATTCCAAGTTGTTGTCAAATCTGCCGTTGTTTTCTTTAAATCAAAGTATGAACGCATGAGCATCATATCTCGCCAGTCTGGACTTCGGCCAATGGAATCTTTAATATCCGCCTTTGATTTACAGTCAAGTTTTCTTTCAGGATCATGGTCGCCCTTTGACTGTATTTGTGTCATTTCTTCTTTTATCTGCTCTATTTCTGTACTGGTCAAATCGGCAGATATGTTTATTTCAGCATTGTTGATTTTTTCAGCTAAATAATACAAGCATTGTACTTGTAAATTTTTGAAGTTGGCAACTTCACGTCCTTTTTGTATTGGTCTAGCATTGTTTCTAAACGCTTTTATTCCAGTTCCATGAACAACCCCGAAACCCATACCGTCATAATCAGCGATACATCTTGGTTTAGCCACTTTGTATTTGAATTGCAATGTCCTAATTGCCATTTCTATATCTGTTGATGTTGATTTATCAAAAGATATTACCTCCTTTAATTCCCAACCCTCCCAATATCCTATTCGTGCGCTGTCTGAACCCATACCTGCAACATCGGCAGTAATGTACCTTTTTGCTTTTATTTGATTTCCATTAATATCCTTGTTGACATGATTGTTGGTAAACATAGCATCAATCATTTCATAGTCCGTAAGCTGATAAGGGTTGTCCTCATAGTCCCAATTCCCTTTATAAAGACGTTCGTACAATACTTTGTTTGTAGTCTTATAGGATTCAAGGTCTTTGGCGTATGATTTTTCAATAAAAGGGTTGTCAAGCACAAGGGCGGGAAGGTAACATTTGAAATCTTCTAGTTCACCTTTTTTCCATTTGTCGTAAAACTCACGTTTTGCCCAGTTTTTTTTAGGGTTACAGGTATAAAATATGATTTTGTTTATTCCGTACTTGTCGTTCATGTGGCGACCTGCCCTTTTTGAAAGAACTTGCGCCCCTGTTTCATCAATCTCACCAACTTCCTCTATCCATCCTGCCGTGTATTCGGTAGAACCTAATGTTTCAAACAATGGGTCGGAAGGTTGCCTTTTAATCTCGACAAAATTGATAACACTGCCGTTGCCCAACGTGATATAGTGCTTTACAGCGTTGTATTTATAGTCTGAATACCCGTAAGCCTTGCATACTTTGTGAAAAGTTACAAGTACCGATTCTTCTAATGCCTTTAACTCGTTACGTGCAACAAAATACCTAGTTCCTGGATAGTTTATGCCCATGAACAATAACCAAACACAACCTGTCCATGATTTTGCCGAACCTGCCCCGCCACCATACAAAAACTCTGAATATTTATTGGAAGTAAGGATTTCAAGTGCTTGCCTCTGTTTTTTGTGTTCCTTGACTTCGCCATTGGCCTCTTGCTTAACTATGAAGTCAAAATCCCTGTTCTTGAAAAGTTGCGCCCTAATATCAATTGGCGACAACTGTGAAATCATTGCCTCTATCTGTCCGTCCATACGTGCTAAATTACAAAAAAAGCCATCGTTGTGTGATGGCTTTAATGATCTTGAAAACAATGTCCTTGGAGGTGTTGGACTTGTACAAAGATAGGAAAATAATAATTTATTGAAGTTTTATTTGCAGCATACAGATTAAATACATAATTTTGGCATATACAAAACATACAATGAAAAGATTCAACTTTTTTATCGAGCAAGAAACATTGGACAAATTGGAAGAAAAGAGGGCTAAATATGGTCACTCTGGAATATCCAGTTTCATTAGGTACATACTGAATGATTTTTTAAACAAAGAGAGTTAGTTTGGTTTGGTTAGGCAGGGGTCGGTTTATGAGGTTTCCTTCCCTTGCTTTTTTTAATCTTGAAAACAATTATTTATGCCACAGATAAATTTAACAAAGACCGATCTGGTCGTTTTGATGCAAGTGTTGAACAAATCACTTTCAAACACTGAAATTGGACACTCCCATGAAAGGCACTTGCCAAGAATCATCAAAAAAATAGACAAGAAACTGCTAAAACTTATAGAGAATGAGAGAAATAAAATTTAGGGCATGGGACGGGGAGAAAATGATTTTACTGCATTTGGATGATTGGACATTTTATAACGGTGAACTATGCCATAGAAATGCTCCTTTATTTCCAATAATGCAATACACAGGCCTAAAGGACAAGAACGGAAAGGAAATCTATGAAGGGGATATAATAGAGGGTTATTTTCCGCAAAATTTTACGGATAAAAAAAAGCAACTTATAAAAATAAACTCAACTTCAGAAAACGCGAACAGAGCGTTCAGAGGTTATCAAATTAACTTGACTGATGTTGAAGTAATCGGAAACATACACGAAACCCCTGATTTGATATGAAACTAGACCACAACAAACTACACGACGATTTATTGAAGCATTGCAACTACTTGGAAAAAACACAGACAGAAGTATGCAGGGATTTGGGATTGAGCAGGACAATATTTCAAGTATTGAAAAGGGGAGGTGATATTTATTCCTCTACCTTGATAAAATTGATTAACGAACTGAACAAGGATTTAAAAGAGTATTTGGTATGAGAAACGAGATTTTAAAAGATTTGATACAAAAACTTTCAAAGGAAAGGGATGATTTAACCTATGAATTTAAGAACATTCCATTTAATGATATGAGCTGGAGCAATGCCTCCATGAATTATCAAAGTAGTATTTCAAACATTGATATGCGAATTGATAATCTTTTAATGCAGATTACGGAATGAAACAACTTAAATACATAGCACTTGCAATCATCTGCTGGATGGTGTTCACGTCATGCACGAACCATGAGTTTTCGGCAGATACAAAAACAGTATATCCATTTGAACCTTTTCAAGATGTTGTCCTTGACGTAAAAGTTGTACCAGTAGGCGATGTTGAACTTTTGTTCGATGATATGAACCTAGAGGTCAATGCCGATTATTTCAACCGCTATGGCATTGGCATAAACCTTATACTTCAAGATAGGGATTTGGATTATTCCGATGGATTGCCGAACGGGGAAGAAGGCGATATTATGCTTTACGTTGTTCCAATGGAACATATGTACAAAGACGGTGTTGCTGGATATGCGGTTACACGGGTTTTTGGATATGGGTCTTATGGTAAAATAGTGTTAGGGGAAAACTTCCAGACCAATGGAACATTGGCACATGAAATAGGCCATATAATGGGGTTGAGGCACGTACAAGAAAAAGGAAACATTATGAAGTTGGGATATAGGTCAACCCAATACGACATTCCCGATAATTTCAACGAAAGACAGATTGATACTATTTATTCAAATTTACATTGGTATGATTAAAGCAGAAGAATTAAGGATTGGGAATTATGTTTATTGCTCTGAAACAGATAGTAATACAAAGGTGGTCGATATTTATCTTGATGATGATTTTATAGAATTAGGTCATTACATAGGAGTTGATGATGGATATAGATATGATTTAGACCAAATTGAACCCATACCCCTAACCGAACAATGGCTTTTGGATTTTGGGTTTGAATTATTTGCTTGGGGATATGTAAAAGATGGAATATTAGTTAAGGTCAGTAAAACCCCTACACTATCTTTTCGGATTGAATTAGTAAACGGTAAAAAAATCAAAATACCTTTTGTTCATACACTTCAAAATACGTATTTTTGCATAGAACAAAAAGAATTGATTGAATGAAAAGATACGCAAGTACGAAGTATTTAATATATCCAAATGGAGATATTGTAAATGAAAAAACTAAACGAAAATTAAAGCCTCAAAATAATGGAAACGGTTACTTAAAAGTAACTCTTACGATTAAAGGTGTTCAGGTACAAAAATACATCCATAGATTGGTTGCTGAATATTATATTGAAAGACAAAAAGGAAAAAATCAAGTAAATCATAAAAACGGAATTAAAGGTGATAATAGGGTTGAAAATTTAGAATGGGTAACTAATTCACAGAATCAAATTCATGCACATAAAAACGGATTAAAACCAAATGGAGAATTGCTTTGGAATTCAAAATTTAACAAGTCACAAATAAACGAGATTTTTAAACTTGATAAAGAAGGAATGAAGAGGTATTTAATCGCTAAAAAAATGGGATGTTCAAAATCTACAATAAGCGATATTTTAAATGGTAAAAGATATTTATATGCTTAACCTCTGTTTTTCATTGACAGGACAAGAACTAACCATAAAATAATGCTAGAATACAGTAAATCGACTTTTAATCTCTTGGCCAATGGAAAGGTTGTTGGAGAAGCAATACACGACTACGGTGTACTATTTTGCAGGATATACGAAAACGATTCACATTTTATATCGGATAATTTTAAAGTAATTGACTAACTTTATGACGTTCATTTATTTGAATTGGTTAGTTATTTTAGTTTTCCCCGTCATCATTGGCGGGGATTTTTTTTCCAACAAAAAACCCGTCACACCTAAGCATGACGGGAAAAATAATTGATAACACTAAAAAGAAAAATAATATATGGGAGTATGTACGATCAAGACAAATATAATAAAATCAGAGACAAGATACGGAATCGAACCGTAAATATTGGGTTTGCAATCCAATCACTTCACCATCAGTATTCTTGTCATTTGTGGAAAAGGTTGGAATCGAACCAACATTGTTAGATTTTCAGTCTACCGAATGAACCATCATTGCTACTTTTCCATAGCACACCCCAAAGGAATCGAACCCTTCCCTGTGGTTTTGGAGACCACTGGTGCTTGCCAAGACGGGGCATATTTGAGGCTTTGGTGGGATTTGAACCCACATTCTTCTGCTTAACAGGCAGTTGCTTTACTAAATTAGCTACAAAGCCATGTTGAAGAGAATAGGGTAGTCGAAACCCAAGGCTTTCACCTCAACTCGTTTAGCAAACGGTTATTGTCACCTGACAATTTTATTCTCTATTTGAGGAAGGTAGAGGAATCGAACCTCTATCGAAAAACGATAGCCTAGATTTCAAATCTAGTTTACCACCTTAGCGCTACCTTCCTTTTGTGGGTGTAACTGGAATCGAACCAGTACCGACAAACGGGCTACGGTTTTACAGACCGCCTCCACAAACCAATAGTGAACTCACACCCAATAAAAAACCCCCTAGTTTCCTAGAGGGTTTATATATCATTAAATATATCTATTTAGATAACGCATACAATTCCCCTCACGATGTTGTAAAAATTACAACTCGACCAATAAGAAAAGTATGTGTTAAACGTTTTCATGTTGCAAATATAATCAATTGTCCAATGACTTCATAATTTCTCCTTCTGAAACGTATTCTTTGTTGTTTCCTATGGTGATTTTACCGTTGTTCAATATGATTTCATCAGCTTCACCTACCAAAGCCCATGAAGGTGATTCATTTGGGAACCATTGGCCAATGACAGGAACATTCACCTCTAAATCTTCTGCCTTTAAAACACTATCCCCATATTCAACACATGGCAAATGAGAACTCTTACTGAAATAGATTTTTAATTTCATTTTTAATTTTTACTTGTCCCAAATAAAAAATTACCTAATGCAGATAATCCCATTGCTTGCCAAAAGGTTATAGTAGGCAATCCAAATATGTCAGGCATAAGCCAATTCCATAAAAGCATTACAGGTATTGTTATTACCAACACCAATAAAATAATAGCTGTAAAAGCTGTTGCAATTTTGTTCAATGTTTCCATATTATAAAGTTTAATTTGTTACTGTTTAAAAAAAGGACGGGCATTGTAATCAAGCTATTTCTTACAACTCGGTTAATAATCCTTTATAGAAATGAAAATATACCTGTACCCGTCCAATGATTATAATTTTGATAGTTCCTTGTGCTTTGGCGTTACTTGCCTGATTATTTCCTGAACAAAATTGTAATCCAGTTCCAGTGGCCTAAAACAAGAAGAGTCATAGCCCTCTTTAACATCATACTTATTGAATCCTAAAAAAACTCACCTATATAACATTCAATAAAGTCAATTACAAGGATTTCTCCTTTTTTTGGGCCATCACTGATAGAGCCATCAGCATAACTTTCCCATTCATCGGAACCGTTTATGCATATTACTATTTGTCCAACTTTAAACGCCATAATTTTTAGTTTTAAGGTCAATCAATACTTCTTATTTTTACTTTTTTGTTGATTTAAGGCTTTTTACAGCTTAAAACACGCTTATTTTTTAATGTAAACCTCGTATTCCTTTTCGGCAGTGGCTCTAAACCCATATTCTAGGCCACTGACATTCGACATATCCGAAACAAACCCAACAATATCAGAACAGCCAATGATAACACAACTGCTCTGACCCTTTTCAAGAACACGAACAGCAAAAGAAACCATTTTATCGCTCATTCAATTAATTATTTTTGTTGCAGATGCAACTATTTTTACAAAGACTTAAATTCAATTTTACTTCCGTTGTCAAATTTAGGTGTCCTATGTTGAAATCTAGTAGCAATCCTAGAAAGCAATGAAACACGGATTGCCATTTTTTGAAATAGTACAAACGCTTTTAATCGCCTTTTTTCTGTTTCCGATTCATCTTGCCAAACACGCCTCAAATTATGCGTTCTCTGATACCAAACATCTGCAAAATCAAAAAACTCACGTTCCGTCTTAATATCCTTAAATTTCATACCGTCAAATTTTAAGTTCTCGGCCAACAGCACGCAAGAGTAAGCACAGCCCCCACCGCAACACCACCATTCATTACCGCTCTGAGGTCGATTTTTTTTCAGTCTCAAACAAAACAATCTCATTTGGGTTTGAAACATTATACTTCCACAATTCACCAGTCTCAACATTGAATATCTCACCTCTACAATCATTAAGATTGCCCATACCATCTTTTTTAAAATCGTGAACCGCATAGTACAATACATCCATCGCCCCTAAATAATCATTCGCAAAATCAACAAAATCACCCATACCACTACTTGGGTAATATCCTTCACAAAAAAATATCATATACACCTTCATATTATCATTGTTTTTCATCGCATTGCTTTTTAAAAGAACTTCTTGCATCCACCCAACCTTCTTTATCAATTTCCGATTTCAGTACCTTTTTTATTACACTGCCACTACCAACAACTATTTTGCCTGAACGAATATCATCCGCTAACTGCAATATCACAGAATGACACCAAAGTTTTTGAACGTAATCCCTTTTCTCTTCACCATAACCACATGGAAGCACCTTCTCCAAACCTTCAAACGAACGCCTAATATCATCTACAAACCTATTCCTATACGTTTCCTCATTTAATCTCATCCTCGCCATTATCTTCAACATTTTGCGCTGCTCTGCCCTCTCCCAAAACAAACGATTTCTTACTTTACTTAAATACCTCCTTAACATTACCAAAATCATATCTATTCCTTTTTACTGTTAAAACCCAATCTATATCCCAACAAAAATGCCTTCAACCACGGGATTTTACCGTTCTTCGTCCCCCTGCTCAAAGTACTCCTTACCCCTGAATGGCTCATTCCTATCTTTTTGGCAAATTCTTTCTGATTCATGCCATTATCCTTCAATATCTCACGAAATTCCAATTCCTCTACCATTCCATCCATCTTATTAATAATTGAGCCGGCATCTCTTTTTCAAAACCAACTGATTCCTTATACGGTATTTTGAACAAAACAGAAACGTTACCAACCTTAGTTCTGTAAAGCACTAAACCATTATCAGTACTCATTACATAATTAGCAATAGGCTTTTCCCTATATAATTGCTTTTTTATATCATTTCTTTCCATATTTCTATACTTTGTATTGCCTACGATACATTTTATACCACAAATATAATACTTTGTATGTTGCACGCAACAAAAAGCCCTACTTTTTTTGAAAAGTACCCGAAAAATTTTGTGCAAAGAGGAATAGCACAGCGCATTTCAGCGTAGGGGGGGTATGCTTTACATTTACCTAGTTTTTTAGGGTTATAGGGGTGTTTATCATCAAAAAACCGTACAATCCAGTAATAACAAGGCTTTAGAATGGCGCTAACAGTCTTATTTAATGGTTGAATAGGCTAATAATCTATTAAAATGTAGTTATGGAACGGCAAAGTATCTTGATTAGCTTAGTTTATTGTTTAAAATAGTTGAATTTGTTTGTGGTTTTGACTGGCTTAACCCTTGAAATATGGCTTTTCGGCCAACATTTAGGGCTTTTCTTCCTGGGCTTTCTCAACTACTTGTAAGATGTTGTTAAGTGTAACGTTATCGAAGTCATTTAGGTTAATGTTAACTTGTCTCTGCCTGTTATCTGCTTCGTAAAACCCTATATGCCGCCCTATCTTTTCAATGGCCGTAAGTTTGTCGTTCAACTCATAAACATACGTCCGTTCCGTTGTGGGCTTGCCTTCTGCGTTCTTGTAACTCTTTTCTTTTACAGTTACTTTCTTGAGTGTTCGCCTTATATCAGCGGGCATTTGCTGCACTTCCTCTTCCGTCTTGCCTAGAAATAGAGTCACATCGGCCATTGCTATGTTCTTTAGTTCCCCTAACAATTGATATGCCTCTAGGTTTACAAATGATTGGTGTTGGTGCTGCTTTTGTTGAATATAACCTTTGTTACGTGGATCCTTCAATACCTCGCTCGCCTTGTTCCCTGCACTGCCATAGTTGTACCCTGGTTTTACTGTCAATACTGCCCGTGTTGCGTTGAATCCGTTTAGGAAATACTCGTCGATAACCCTCCTATCGAATTCATTAACTTCATTGTTTTCGATTAATTGTGTATTTTTTTTTACGATTTCCGCCATTATTCTATTGATTTTAACACTTTTTAGAGTAGTGAAATACTATTTAATTTACTTGAAATTGATGTTTTGAATTTTGGAAAATGTTTTGTTTGAATAAAAGATAGGTTTCTTTTTTTTGTTTTGGTTGTTCTTCTCTGTCTCTGTTCTTACTGGTTTTCCTTTTATCATTGGGCAAAACGTTGAATTTAATCCAAAGTTAGTAAAATCTTGATTTAGGTTAATTTAGATAAAACCTATTTTAAAGCGATTTAAGAGGCTTTTATTTTTCTTTGGAGTTAGTCACTATTATTGTTTTGTTCTTTCCCTGGTTGGTTTCTTTGGTTGCTTTACTGTTGTTTCTTGGGGTTTTCCTTTTGTCATTGGCCGAATCAATCTAGCCAATTCACCTTTTTTAATTTTTGTTGCATCAACAACAATATTTTTTTCGTATGATTTCAAATATTTAGGCTTTTGAACACCCTTATTTTACTAGGGTTTCAACACTATTATTAAACTTTAACACTTCGTTAACATTTTTATATGTATTTAATGCGTACTTTTACTACAAGTTAAAATATTAGGATATGGACCAGTATTTAAATTACTTTAATCGTCAAATAAAATTAATGAGCCCTTACAATTCATTGCGATTTGATTTGTATGTTATTAAACAGGCTAAAAATCTCTATTTAAAAACAGATATAAAAACGGTTATATCTTCACTGGAAGCACCTGAAAATTTAAACTCTTTGCAAAAACTAACATTTTTAGAGTTGGTTTCAGATTTAAAAAACATTTAAAAACACAACGTAAAACAAAAACAAATAGACATGAAAACTTCAAACTACATTAAACTAGAAAACATTTTGCCAGTTATCGCCTTTGCTCTTATTCTGGTTCTTGTTGGTTCGCTTGTTTACGGCATTATCAGTGGCCAAGTTGACACAAGTCATCTAAGTTAATTTTTAACCTCTTAAACCTTATTAAAATGCAAACAATCTATTTAAATATGAAAAGTACGTACGGTGTTGAAACAGTTGACGAATTTACACGGGAAAACGGGCAAAGCCCCAAAGAATTTAGGAAATACGTTAACCAAATGGTTAAAGAGTACCGTTTAGCTGGTATGAATGTTTACAAATCAAGTCGTTGTACAAAAGATTGGGCAGCGTAAAAAACCTCCCTCCGCTTTAGGCGTTCCGTTCGATCGGTAGAGGGGACAAAGAACAAAAACAAATATTAATTTAAACAATAAACAAAATGAAAACTTTAAGCAATTACACCGAATTAAAAAACATTGTTAACCTTGCAAATTATTTAAACATTGATGTGAGGGAATTAGCCGAAAACATTGGCGAAAATGATTTTGAAGTTGATAATTACCGTTTTGTAAAAGAATCGGAAGCGGTTGATATTTTAATTGACATATACGAGTCAGACCCTTATATTTTGGGATGCTTTAACGATTGGTTTATCGCTGATAATTGCAATATTCCAATTAATGCGGTTAAGGCATTGCAAAAAGCCGAAGGTTTTTCTGAATTAGGGGAACTCATGTTAAAAGATGGAATCCACGACCTTATTAACAGTTACGTCGGAGCAGACGGTTATGGTCATGCTTTTGGTTCTTATGATCATAATTATGATGAAATTGAGATTGACGGAATAGATTATATTTGTTTTAGGACTAATTAATATTTGTTTGTTGTTTTATTGTTTTCGGGCTGGTGTTTTATCATTGGCCCGAAACTTAAAAAACAAGCGCAAAGAAAAACAAAATGGAAATACTAGATATAAATATTGCCGATTTAAAGCAACAATATAAAGCCAATCGTAAGATTGAAATAAAAAATATTGTTTTTGGAATTGGACTATTAAAAGGGGCTATAAATGAATTTGTATTGTTTTATAAAGGTAAAAAATACCCCGTAATTACTGACGGAAAAGAAATATCATTTATAGTATTCGATTAAAAAACAAGCGTAAAACCTTAAAAAAATGGAAATTAAAGAAATAACCAAATACGTTTATAACGGCAAAGAATACAATTCTTTGAAAGCTATAAAAGAAGAAATCCACAATACAATAGGTGTTGAGGTGATTGATAAAATAAATAAGGTTTGCCCTCCGCAAAAGCATAAAGATCTATTTAAATTGTTGGATGTTCTTTGTATGCCAGAAGTTAGAAGTGTTTTAACTGAGTGTTTAAATGTAACTTTTGAGCGTTTAAATGAAGATGGATATACGCAAGATTATTGCGAGACGGTTAATATTTTAGATATTTAAAACCTTAAAAATTGAGCAATGGAAAGCGAGTATAAATACATTAAACAATTTTTGGATTACCTGGATTTTCAGGTTGCAATGTCCAAAGAGGTTAACAACGTTGATTTTTCAGCATTGGCCAATCTTACAAATAAAAAACTAATGCCAAACTAAGCATAAAAAACAAAACGTTCTTTCACATTCTAAAAAATACGCTATCTTTGCGATAAGATTTAGGTGAGACTAGATTGGAATCTATAAAAATATTTTTAGTGGCGCAAACCACAATATTAAAGAGCCCAAGGAGCAGTCTCACCCTCCAAGGGCTTTTTTAATGCCCTAAATCTTAGGGTGTTTCTTCACGGTTAGACCTTAAAAAACTCAAACGACAAGACCATTGAAAAGAGAAAGTAAATGGTAAAAAGTAAAAAAAGGCAAATCAGGCAATGTTATCGAGGTTACAACCTGGACCCAATTTGGTATTTTGTCCACGGACTTTAGGGGATAGCTGGAAAAAGTAGTTAAAGAATAGCTTTTTCATCTTTTGCTTTAGAATTGACTTAAATAGTCTCTTAGATGTATTTGGCTTCTATAATAAATACCAAATACTAATAACCTTGGTGTATCTAAACCCCACGCAAAAAAGAATCAAAAAAATCAAACAGTAAAAAACTAATAAAATGTACAATAGAAAATTCAACATAAAAAAAGACTTTCACCAATTGAACGAATTGGAGAACGAAATTATGCCACTTATTGAAAGTGAGAAGGTAAAAAACTACGTCCGTAGGATATTCAATAACCAATACAAACAATGAAAACCAAAAAACCACGTAAAAAACGGGAATTGTACAAAGATATTCCCTACGATAAAAAACTATCGGTTTACAATGCGTTCTACCGATCAAAAGACAACGAAGTTACTAAGATTGCAAAAGATTTTGGATTGAGTTATACCCTTACATTACGTATTATAGATGAATTTAAACCTTGAAATTATGACAACTTTTATTTGGATTATCATTGGCCTAGCTGCCATATTTGCACCCCTCTATTTCCTCTATAAAAAAGGGAGGGCAGTAAAGGATAAAGAATTGGAAGAAGGGCTAAAAATTCTTCAACAGGCCAATGCCAAAAAGACCCGTAAAAAATACAGGTATTTAGGAAACGCATACAGGGACTTTAAAAAGAAACCTATCTATAAAAAAACGGACTTGTAAAAAATTATCTTGACACTAAATGAAAATGGAATCGTAAAAAACAATAATATGATTTCATTTATAAAAAAGAATTGGGAACTGGTTTTGTCCTTTGTTTCCCTTATCATTGGCCTAGTATGCCTATTTAAAGAATTGTTTAACCTATTGAATCTGTAAAAAATGAACCTTTATAATCAAAAGTACGATGTAAAAATTGTTTGCAAAGAGCAGGTAAAAATAAAAAACCCAAAAGTTGGTGAAATTTGCGAACATGATGTAAATGTTATGAAAATCAGCTTTTTTCAAAGAAGGGAAAGATTAAAGAACAAGTACACTAAAATAGAACTACCGAAAGATTTTATAATTGATTTGTACAATCAAATCAACGAAATTGAATCAAATACAATTCAAAAAGAATACGAAAAAGATTTACCATTTTAAAAAATGACCAAAATACTATCAAATCGCCAATTGGAGATAAAGACGTTAAAATCAATTAACACGGTTCTAAGGCACGAAAAAAACAAAATGGTTGAATTGGCCAATGAATTGATAAAAAACGAAAATACCCCCATAGAATGGCGTAAAAAACAAAGCAACGACCTTTTAATGTTCATCATACAGAACAGGTACACGGAAAAAAGTAAAATAATCGAACGACTAAAAGAAATTGACCAATGAAAAACTACACAATTGAAATTTACACGACATTTGGCTCATGGGCATTACCTATATCCTTTGAAATATGGGGAAGTCAACTTGGATATAAGGCATGGACAAAAGACTTTACCATTCATATATTATTCATAAACATTGATTTTATAAAAAACTAAACCAATGATAAAAAACCTATTCACACCCGAACAACCGATAATCCTCAAACAGTACGAGGTAAAAAACGGAAAGTGGCACGTCCACGGAAAGAAATTCGAGGAAATGTCCTATGAAGAAAAGAAAACCCTTGAAAGGGCAGTAAGGCTACAACCAGAATTTTAACTAAAAAACTTGCTTCAAACATTTAATAATAATTAAATTGTATGTATATTGCACATACTTGGAAACAAAACATTCACTTTAAAAAATCAGTAAAAAATGTCAAATGTAACAACACAAAAAGTACAAACTTTACTTTCATCCGAAAACGTAAAAAACAGATTGGATGAAATATTAGGGAAAAGGGCAAGCACCTTTGCAACATCAGTTTTGCAAATTGTGAAATCAAACTCCATGTTGGCCAATGCAGAGCCTAATTCGGTAATTGGCGCAGCAATGACAGCAGCCACAATAAACCTTCCATTGAACAATAACATAGGGTTTGCCTATATCATCCCTTTTAACGAAAGACAGAAGGACGGTTCGTATATGGTAAAGGCACAGTTTCAAATTTCATATCGTGGGTTCATCCAGCTTGCCCAAAGATCAGGCCAATTCAAGACGATAAATGTTTCGGAAGTTGTTGAGGGTGAAATAAAATCACAAAACCGTTTAAGCGGTGAAATAGAGTTTGATTGGATTCAGGACGACAAAGAGCGTGTAAAAAGAAAAACCGTGGGTTATGTAGCTTATTTTGCCTTGGTAAATGGATTTGAAAAATCTATGTACATGAGCAATGAAGAACTAAATGCCCATGGCAAAAAATTTAGTCAGACCTTTAAAAAAGGTGGTGGGCTTTGGGCTACGGATTTTGATTCAATGGCCAAAAAAACAGTTTTGAAATTGTTGTTGTCAAAATTTGCACCCCTTTCTGTTGAAATGCAAACGGCAGTAGAAACAGACCAGGCATCGTTCAACAATATTGATGAAATTTCAGAAATCAATTACCCCGACAACGAAACAACACAAATCGACCCAGATTTGGAACGAATGAAATTGTTGGTAGATGATATTAAGACCTTGGAAGATGTGGAATTTGCAAGGGCAAATGTGCCAGACTCGGAAAAGGTACTCCACGCAGAAATTGACACCAAAGAACAGATAATCCTTAAAAAACAGAAGTAATGGAACTACCTATATCACTTTGGGCAAACCTACCTCTTTTCGGACAGCTTTATTTAAAGCCCGTGTTGGACAAAATAAATAGCGTTGAGGGTTTGGTATCTTATCATCATTTACTGTTGTCAGAGGCCGAGAATACGAATAACGAAGCCCGTAAACTTTGCCTTGAAACCGTGGCAAGGTTCATTTTTGAAAAATTGACCAATGTAGGTTGGAACACAAAGAACTTTGAAACTTTAATAACCGACCAATGAAAACAGGAGAAATAAAATCATTCAGGGACAAAGTAATGGCAACTGACTATTTTATGTCATTGTCCAAGGTCATACAGACCATAACACTAAAAAGGAACAACTTATTGCATATAGAGCATGGCTACAACGTATCAAAGAACCGTGGCTATGATTATTGGGAAAGAACTTCCAATGCAATGCAAAGGAACAAGGAAATCGTTAAAGAACTATTAGAACTAGGACTATGAAACTATCACAAAAAGAATTTGACACCCTTATAAAAAAAGCCGATTGCGTAGAATGGGATTTGACTGGTACTATTGCATTTGATATTAGCCAGCAGTTTTATTCAATAGGTTTTTATGGGGAGTGCAAGGACGGGTTTTCATTGGTCGTGGACGAATATTTGAAAAAGGTAAATAACGTTTGGACAGAATGCGAACCTACGGAATATCAAAGGCTTGTCATGCAATCTACAATAATCGACAAACGGAAGGAACTTGAAGAAAAAGAATCTTTGGAAAACAAGGAAGAATTGGAGGACAATTACGAAAATCTAGGATTGAACCCTAGCGACTTTTTTTAAAAAAATAACTATGAAAACACTAATTTCAATAGCAGCGGTATGTTTTCCTTTACTTGCGTTCTTTGCTTGGTTTCTTATAAAGAGGCTTGCAGAAGATGAACCATTGGACGACGACGATTATAACGATCATACTTTTATTTGACATGGGGCGACTTGATAAAGAAAGGCAATTAAAACTTGAACCAAAAAGAGTTGATTCATGCAAAAAAGCACTTGAAGAACTTGGGTATTGTGTTGATATAATTGGACAAAACCAATTAAACTTTATTCACAACGGACACACGGTACAGTTTTTCCCTTATTCTGGTTGGCATACTGGAAAATCAATAAAAGATGGACGTGGATTTTTTAAACTAAAAAGACAACTTGAAAATAATGAGCAGAAAAATAGATTGGGATAAATACACATTTCGCGCAAGTCAAGCGCACAAACTTCTTGTGGGTACTATTGGACTTACTGACAAAGAAAAAGAGGAAAGAGCAGGTCTATTGTCTAGAAAAATGGCCAATGCAAGGGGTGAGAACGACGAAAACGGAAAACCAGTAAAGCCATTGACACAAAACATGGAAGATAGGCTTGCATTGCTCAATGAAAAAGAAAAAGATAAAACCCTTCCCAAGACTATGACCAATGAACTACGGAAAATCCACAGGATGGAAACCTACAACCGTAACTTCAATATCAGCACAAAGTACATAAGGAAAGGATTATCACAGGAGGAAGAAGCAATCACCAACTATCAAATGTACCTCAACAAAACAGGTAAAAGGGTATTGTTGACAAAGAACACCGAAAGGCTTTACAATGATTTTTTTGAGGGAGAGCCTGATATTTGGAGAAAAGGGGATAAAATAGGTTACGATACAAAATGTTCTTGGTCATTGGACACTTTCCCGTTTCCAAGCGACGAACTGATCATTGACTATGAAAGCCAAAACCAGGTTTACATGAACCTTACTGGTGCGGAAGAATGGGTAACTGCCTATTGCCTTGTGAACATTCACGAACATGGGCTGAACAACGAAAAATTGAAGGAGTATTATGTTTTGGATTGTCCAGACGAAGAACACGAAAACTATTACGAGTACAGAAAACGTTGCATGGACATTGAACGTATGCTCATATTCGATTATGAGCGATTCACCCATGCTTTTCCATACCACGACCTTTTTTACACTAAAGAACAATGGATGGACGAAGGAAACGATATACCCTTGGAAGAAAGGATTATCGAGAAAAAAAGTTATCGAAACGATGATTTCATAAAAGAATTAAAAGAACGTAGGTTGATAGCTATTGAGTATTTAAAATCGTTAAACTAAAAACTAAAAATCATGGAAGCGTATTGTACAATAGGACTGATCTATTTGATTCTTTACCTAACGGATATTTATGTTTCCAGTCAAATCAAAGATTAATCATGGAAGCAATACAGACTAAAAAAAGAGAACTTGAAAAAGAACTGAAAGAAGTAATTGACAGATTTCATAAGGAAGTGGAGATTTATCGGGTTTCCTATGTTTCTGTTAAATCCGTTCCCACTGTCCATCATGGGCGTGAAGAACTTATTTTAAACTCGCCCGTAAAGGTTGAAATTAATTTAGAAGTGTTATGAAAGAAATTAGAAAATTGATTGCATCTTATATGCTAAGGTGGTTGCTTTATATACTGCCAGATGGAAAGTTTAAAACGCTTTACTGTGTATTTATTGAACTCCATATAATGAAACTATGAACACATATTTAGACTGCTATAAGGACGGTGTTTTGATGCGAAGGGTCAATGTTACATTGGCCAATGACCAAGGAAAGGAAAGAATCCAAAAAGAACTCGAAACAATGAACTACCAAATTCATGTGAACAAAACAGAATCAGAACTTGAAACAGGTTATTTAAAATGAGTAACATAGTAACATTGAATGGACAAGAAATTCAATTGATGAAGGTTGGCATAAACAATCAATTGAATGGCAAACAGAAAAAACTTCTTTCAACTCTACATGATTGCCTTAAACAAAACACGCCATTAAATTGGGAAATTATGGTAAAACTATATTGTGAAGTAAATAATTATCCAAAAGATGAAAGAGATAATTATTATAACCGTGAAATAGGTAAGTGGCAGTACAGAATTGTTTTAAGCGATCCTTTAAAAAATTTTAAAAATAAAGATGATAAATGGACTTATCATTTTAAGCCAAAAATAAGACAGTGGTTTGCAAACAACATAGGAAGCATGGTTCTAAAAGGTAGTATATTGGCACTTCCTGTTATTGAAATTGATTGAAATCGCTCAAATGAGAAAAAGATGAAAAAATGTAAGGGTACTGGTGTTGCCAAAGGGTATGGTTGCAATACTCCACTTCCATTCACAAAAAGAAACGGTCTAAAATCATATAAATCAAAATATGGTTTGGGAATAGATTGCAAATGCTATCAGAAATGGCTTGTTTCGACCAATGAAGGCAAAGAAAAAATGCAAGCAGCAGCATTAAAGGCAACAAAACCACGAAGGGAGTTTGAGGAATTTGAAAAAGAGGAAAAGGAAAGAAAGTCATTGAACACTCTTTTGACCAACACAAAAAACGCTTGCCACACTTACATAAAAGCCCGTGACAAAGGAAAGCCGTGTATCAGTTGTGGAGTACCTTACAGAAGTGATTTTCAAGCAGGACATTGCTTTAAAAGTGAATTGTTCAGCACTATACGATTTCACGAAAACAATATACACGGTCAGTGTATCGGATGCAACATTCACAAGGACGGTAACGAAGCTGCGTATATTTCAAGACTTCCTGAACGAATTGGAAAAGAAAAGGTTGTCGAACTTTTGAAATTGTCCAAACTTGACAAGAAAATAGACCATAAATGGGATAGGGAACAGCTTATTGAGGTTAGAAAATATTACCAAAAAAAACTAAAAGAACTGAAAAATGGAGAGAGTATCTAAAAACTGTTACAAAGGTGATTTTGTAAAAAGCCCGAACGAGTTAATGGAATTGGCCATAAACAAAAAATCGGTATATCATCCACTTTGGGGGGTTAAACCAGCAGCAGTTATCATTAACATGAACTTTTCAATCGTTATGAAATGTATCTCCAAAGGGTCTATTTTTAAAGTACTTAAACAATAAACAATAAATGACATTGGCACAGATGATCTACGAACTCAAACATGAGGCTAACATCTTACAGAACCATCTTGACTACAATTTGGTCAAAGAACTGGACAGGATAAAGATAAACGACCGATTGGACGTTATCCGTCAAAGGATAAAGGAATTGGACGAACTGCCCACTGAAAAGATGATAGAGGAATACGAAACAGCTTACTTGGAAATACCTAGCAAAATCAACAATGGAAAAATCTAACGATTACTACAAAAGAAAGATAAAGCAGCAGGGAAGGACACAGAAATGGGTGGCCCAAAAAATAGGAATGTCCCCTGAACTCCTTTCAATGAAACTGAACGAAAAAGTAACTTTGACAAAATACGAGAAACAAATGCTCGATAAAATATTGGGATTATGAGCGATTTATTTGATGGTAGTAATTTATGGGATGGTATGCCAGAGTTTATACAGGAGGCAAAAAAACCATTTTCAGTTATAAAAGTAAGATTTGAAACAGAAGAAGATTTAATTGAATTTTCAAAGTTGATTGGCCAAAAACTTACTAAAAAAACTAAAAGTATATGGCACCCAAAATTAGAAAGAGGTAAAAATTCAAATAAAAGATATAAACATGAACCCTAAATATCCTGTTTATGTAATAAGCAAATCTAGGTCTAAAAATTGTTTAACGGCTAGAGAACTTACACTAATGAATGTTCCTTTTTTTATTGTAGTAGAACCACAGGAATATAAAGACTATAAAAGAGAATGGCCCGATGCTAAAATATTAATAACACCATTTAGTAATTTAGGTAAGGGGTCTGTACCTGTTAGAAATTTTGTTTGGGAACATTCATTAAATCTTGGACATAAAAGACATTGGGTTTTAGATGATAATATTGAAGGTTTTCATAGGTTAAATAGAAACATGAAACCAAAAGTATTAGATGGAACAATTTTTAGGTGTTGTGAGGATTTTACAGAAAGATTTGAAAATGTTCCAATTAGTGGAATGAACTATTATTCATTTTGTAAAACAACCGACACTATTAAACCGTTCACTTTAAATACTAGGATTTATTCCTGCATACTTATAGATAATAATTTGAATTTAAGATGGAGAGGTTTGTATAATGAAGATACGGATTTATGTTTAAGAGTTTTAAAAATGGGTTACTGCACAATACTTTTTAATGCTTTTCTTATTGGAAAAGTTACTACAATGAGAATGAAAGGAGGTAATACTGATTCCATTTATAATAAAACAGACAATAGACGTGAATTTGCAGAAAGTCTTAAAAAACAACATCCTGACGTAGTTAAAGTGGTTTGGAAATTTAATAGATGGCATCATCAAGTAAATTATAAACCATTTAAAAAAAATAAATTAAAAAAAGTAGATGGTTTAAATATTAAAAAAGGAGTAAATAATTATGGAATGAAATTAATTGAAATTAATTGATAAAGTTAGAATTATGAACAAATCATATATCCCATCAGGAAAATGCTGTTATCATGGGGGAAAACTAGGAAATTTCGTCCTATGCAAAAAACATGTATGGAAACATATTCAAAAATTAAGTGTTGAACAATTGAAACTTGACCTATGAAAGATAGAATATGTGACTGTTGGTTGAACAACGACACCTGCAAATGCGAACAGGACGAAAACGATAACAATAACGAAAATTCAAAAAACGTATATATGTGGTCATATTACGGAAGTAAAAGCAAAGTGGTTGACTTATATCCCCCACCAAAATTTGATAAGATAATAGAACCTTTTGCTGGTTCTGCCAGATATTCTTTGAAATGGTTTGAAAGAGATATATTATTAGTTGACAAGTACCCTGTAATTGTAGATTTATGGAAATACTTAAAGCAAGCAAGTGTAAAAGATATAATGGAATTGCCTAACCTAAAAACAGGCGATACAGTAGATGATTTTTATTTAAGCACCGAAGAAAAATGGCTTATTGGTTTTTGTATAAATGGTGGTTCAGCTCAACCTAAAAAAACAGCAAAAGACTACAATACTTGGGGTGACGCAAAAAAGCGAATTGCAGATAATTTATTTAAAATAAGACATTGGGATATAAAACTTGGAAGCTATGAAAATATAGAAAACCAAAAAGCCACTTGGTATGTTGACCCACCATATCAATTTGGTGGTGAATGGTATGTTAAAAGCACTAAAGATATTGACTTTAAATTTCTTTCGGGTTGGTGTAAAAACAGGTTAGGTCAAACCATTGTATGTGAAAATACAAAAGCCGATTGGTTAGATTTTAAGCCAATGAAAGAAATGCAAGGTTCTATGTATAAGACTACCGAAGCAATTTGGAGTAATATGCCAACAAATTATGATAATATACAACAAAAATTATTTTAAAATTTATGAGCAAGACTAGACTAAAGGCACTTCTACGTCAAGTGGAAAGCGGCCAAGCAAAATCAGACATGGCAAGGATATTGAAATATATCATTGACAACAATGTAACGAACAGACAGCTTATATCGGATGGTATGGGCATTAAACTCCAAACTGTTGTTGCAAGGGTTTCAGACCTTTTGGACATGGGCGTGATAGAGGTAAAACAAGTATCGAAAAACCACGGATTCACCCATGAGGTACTTACACATCAACCAGACCCAATGAGGCAGGTACAGAACGCCTATGAGCGTAAAAAAGAAAAATTCGCCCAATGGAAAAAGAGGGGCGAACGTGAATTTTCAGATTTTTTGGATTTAAGTCAATTAGAATTAAAGTTAAAATAGTTTGTGTATGTATAAAAAATAGTATATTTGTATTGTGAACACGGGAGAGGTGTTCAAGGAAAAATATTTAGAGTGGATCGCAGACCCACGATATAAAGACCCCTAGGCGACTCTCCCAGACCCTAGGGGTTTCTTTTTACAAGATAGTTCACTGCAAGGAGTGGAGTTACTAACAGGCAGTTGACCACTTCTCCAAGCATAAGAACAAAATCACTCAACTTTGGCGAATTAATAGGATGAAGCGAGATGCAACTCCGAAAGTCGAGTAAAACGAAAAGCATTTTTTTGACAAAAAAAACGTGGCTCTGTGTGTGCCAATTCACAACCATGACCCCTCATTCAAACAAATTGAGTAGGACTTTTCGGGTTTGCAAGCACTTTTTAGCTGTCTATGAAAAAGTTTTTAAAACAACGCTTTGAATAGGGGGAGAAAAAGGGCTGTATAAAAATGACACGCTCAAAAAAAATAAAAATGACACCGCAAGAATTAGAAAAACAAAATGAATTGGGAGTTATTGATTTTTTAGAATTATTCAATGAAGATTTTTGTGAAATATATATATCTATGTTAATGTTTCATTCAGAAACACCAGCTTGTCCTCATTGTGGCTGTATTAATCCATACAAGACCAATAGAGGTTGGAAATGCAAGTCTTGTAACAAAAAATACACTATAAGATTTGGAAGTGTTTTTGAAAATTCAAAATTACCTCTTAGATCGTGGTTTTTTATGATTTATCAAAACTCTATAAACAAAAAGAACTTATCATCTATTCAATATGCCAGAAATTTAGGCATTACCCAAAAATCAGCTTGGATGATGCAAAATAAAATACGGTATTGTCTTTATCAGACACCAAGAAAATTAAATGGAATTGTCGAGGTTGACGAGGCATTTGTAAGTAAAGGCAATAAATGGACAAGATGGGGAGGAATAACTACTAGAAAAGCACCAATTATAGGTTTGATTGAAAGAGGTGGTTTTGTTATAATAGAAGTTATTCCGGACAGAAAAAAAAGTACTATGATTGAAATCATAGAAAAATATGTTGAAAAAGGTTCTACAATATACACTGACGGATATGCAGGATATAAAAACATTAAAGGGTATAAACATGATTTTGTGGAACACTCTACAAGAGAATATGTCCGAGGCGATGTTCACACCAATACAATAGAAAATGTTTGGTCTACATTAAAAAAAAGTATTAGAAACGCACATCATTCTGTAAGTGAAAAACATTTACAATCGTATTTAGACGAGTGTGCTTTTAAATTAAACACAAGGGATATGAGCCAAATAGAAAAATTTAATTTGATACTTTACAGGTGTTTGTCTAAAGAAAAAACAGTATGAATAAATCAGAATTAAATAAATTCAAAGAATGGTGGAATAAAAACTGTTCACAGTTATCTGTTAAAATAACTAATCCACAAATAGAACAGTTTTTTAAAGACAATGGTCTGAAAATCAATGATATTGAGCATAGAAAAGAAGATTTTATGCGTAAAGTCGCTAAATTTACCAAAGACTATCCAAAAGAAATGTTACGTGAGTTCTATGATTATTGGTCAGAACACGGGGAAAACGATAGAAAGTTCAGGATGGAAAAGGAAAAATCCTTTGATATTTCAAAAAGATTGGCAAGATGGGCAAAGAACTCTAAGTTTTCATTTAATGTAAAAAAGCAACCAACCATAAACAGACAGACCGAAGAAACAATAAGACAAAATTCCGAACCAATACCAACAGACTTTATAGATAAAATCAGAAAGCAAAATGGGTGAATTAGCAGTTTACAAAGAAGAAAGGTTGTCATTGGGCGAAGTGGCATTTGTCAGAAGCATCGTGGAACACAGAAAAATCCGTGATATTTCGGACAGCTACACTATTTCAAAAGAGGTTTCGCACTGGATTACGCACACAACCAACCAACTTGGGATAAAGGATGCCGTTCCGACCCACAACAAGACCGAAATAGTTGAACTTATTTTAAGCGTTTTTAAGAACCTTTCTTTTGATGAACTGTACTTTGCCTTTAAAATGGAAAGATTCGGTGTTCTTGGCGATAAAACCGAGCATTTTCAGCTTTTTAACGCGTCTTATGTTAGTGATGTTCTGAAAAAGTACATCGAATGGAAAAGAGAAATCAGGAGAAAGCACAATCTTGACCTTGTGAAAAAAGACCAAGAAGCACCCCAACTTTCACAAAAGGAAAAGGATTCGATTGTTGCAAAAGGTGTTTTGAGGATCTATGGGGAATACAGGGCATTGGGCAACATTTCAACAGGGGATGCGTACATTTACGAAGTGCTTTACGATGATGGGTTTCTGCCCACTGATGCAGAGACAAAGAAAAAAGTATATGAGGAAGCAAAGGAAGTTTTAAGGTTTGACATTGAATCGAAAAAACCTTTGAGCATTGAAGAAAAAGAACATTTTAAGTTGATTATGAACGCTATTGAAAGAAAACGTGATCCTATTGTGATTGCAGAGGCCAAAAGGTTGATGGTCAAGAAGTTTTTCAGGAAATTGGCCAATGACAATGATTTAAAAAAAACCTTCACAGAAAAATACCAAAAAAGAATAATTGATTAACCAGGAAGCCTCATTGCTTCCATAAAACAAAGGAAAAATGATAAGACTTAACGAAAACTACACAGTAACATCGGATTCAAATAATTGGATGTTGAATTATGAAAAGACCTACACCAACGAAAAAGGCAAAGAAGTCACTTCAAGAGATACTTGGTATTTTCCAAGGTTATCAGACCTTTTAAAAAACTATTTGGATTTAAGGCTGAAAGACCAAGGGACGGCTAATGATATTCTAATTGCAATATCTAAGGTTGAGAGGGATATAGAAAATTCATTTAAAGCGGTTCCGCTTCCATAAAAGTAAAGAGAGATGATAAAAATTAATTCAAGAAAAGTAAGCAACTACGTCAATATTGAAATTGAAATAGATGGTTTTAAAAAAGACATGGGGCTATTTGACGACGAAGAAAGATTAACATTAATATCAGAACTAGAAGAAATCGTTGATGATTTAAAAGGTTTTGACTAAACCAACAACAATGAAAGACTTAAAGATTACAAAAGGGGAGTGGAGAATTGAAAAAAAGTTTGATTATAAACACGGGCAAGATGTTCATGCGATTTGTTCAAAATTTGGAGAGGAAATATTAAACGAAGAATTTATTACCGTATGGACATGGATGATTGAAGAAGAAGCGGAAGCCAACGCCCAACTAATAGCCGATGCAGGAACCACAGCCAACAAATCAGGTCTTTTCCCATCCGAACTATTAATGCAAAGGGATGAATTAAGAGATGCTTTAATTGATTTGGTTTCCGAGTGTAATAAATGGGCTACTTTCAATACAGGGACATCTAAAGAGCAGTTTGAAAATGCTTTAAAAGCAATCAACAATACCAAGGGGGAATGAGTAAAACAATAAGAGTGCCTAAAGGAATAATAACCCTTATAGAATCAAAAGCAGAATGCCCACATTGTGAAAGGCATATTCCTTTTGATGAGATAGAGCCTAAATGGGAAAAATCCAAAAAAGGATTTATTATGATGAAATGTAAATGCAAAAGGTTCATCGGGATTACTTGTGATATGAGAGGTGATTTCGTGGCATATGATTTATAACCAATTAAAACAGTTTATGTGATGGAAGAAAAAGAAGCTGAACAATTAATCAAGCATTATAATGGAAATAAAAGTCTTGCCATGGGCCACGCTATCAATAAAGTAAATGAATATGAAAAATTGGTTGATTTTTGGAGTGAAGTTCATTTATTGATTGATGAAAGCTAAATAACAAACGGCAGCGGCTTGCAAAATAAACAATTAACGTTTGTTTGAAAATTCTAGCTTGTGCAACACCGCTGCCTTAATATATTGACATATTGGAGTGGTGATGCTAAAAATGAGCAGTAAATGGAACAATGGTAATCCGCCCCGTAAGTAGGGAGCAAAGCGAAACCCTAGCAGTAAGGGATGGAGCACTCAATACCTAAGAGTTGGCAAAGGGCCGTAAAAAGGACTGCCACCACTCCAATTTTTAAACAACAATAAAACTAAGTAAGATGGAAGAATTTAAGAATTGGTTAGAAAGGATGATTGAAGGTTGTAATGATTTAGGTGGAATGGAGCGAGAGAAAGCAACTTATCAATCAGTATTAAAGAAATATAAGGAAATCAATAAAGAACAAGACCAATGAAAACAGAGGAAAGGATTGAATTAACCGATAAAGATTAGAGGGATGTGCAAAAAAAGAAGTATTAATGTTTTTAAACCAAAAAGTATGTTTAAAAAAAAAGAGGAATACATAAATGTTTACATACTTACATCAACTATCAATAAACAACAACAAGTATTTAGTTCGATTGAAAACTTATTGCATTTCTTAAAATCAGATATGGAGGAAATGGATTTTAGTGATGAATTTACAATAACAAAAAGCAAGATAAGTAACGAAATTTACTCAAAATTACCTGATTTTAATGGGTACTAACCCCTAAAAACACCAATACAATGGAAGCAGAGGAATATTTTAGAAAATTTAATAAAGGTGATATGTCACCGCACATGGCAGCAATACAAAAATCTTTTGTGAATTTGCAGAATCCTACTACAAACACAAAATGCAGGAGGTGTTGGATATTAATCAAGATGATATTGAAAAAGCTGCATTCCATAGATTTAAAAAAGAATCAAGTTCAATGCAAAAAAGACTTGGTTTTATCTCGGGATGTGATTAGCTACTAACCCACCTAAAGAACAAGATATGAAAGAGGAAACACAATTTGATAGGGATTTTAAGGATTGGTTTGATAGAACTCATGAAAAACTACATGTTAAAGATGCAATGTTATGGTGTGAATTGACGGAATCGATGCAATGGGGGGTGTATATTGATTTCTTTTTGTGTAAAAATATATTAGTTGAAACTCCTTTTTATTGGGGTGCAAATTACTGGAAAGTAGAAATATCAAAAAGAAACATAGAAGAAGGGGAGGATTATTTTTTATCTCGACTTATTTACGAACAAGAAGATTTTGAATCATTAAATGAAGCCAGAGAATCAGCATTGGAAAAAGCAATTGAAATCTATAACCAAAACACAAAAACAAAATGAGTCAAAATAACTTCAAATGTTATGGGTATTGGTATCCAGCCTGTCAAATGCAAACACCTTGCCAGTGTTCAAGATGTTGGTCTGAACAACTGAAAGAAAAATCGCAAGAAGATAATTTAGAAACAACTAATTAAAACAAAATGAGCAAAGATGAAGTAAAATCAAAATTAATGTACCCAGAAGGTGACGGATGTTATTTGAGAGGTATAGAGCCAGAAAGAGTTTATCTAGCTAAAGATTATGAATCCCTAAAGGAAGAGAACAAAGAGTTGAGGGATATGTTGACTAAAATGGTTGACGCAGAACCATTGGATAGATGGATGCACATAAAAGAAGCTGAAAAACTCCTATCCAAATGAAATAAACAGATTTTATTTTATAAAACTGGAAAAGATAGGTTTCCAGGGTTTGAAGATCATCAACATAATCCCTAAAGCAACGCCTATTCCAAAAGACCAAAAAATGGAAGGCCAATGTTTTTTGATTATGACCTTTTCCGAAACCTGTGAGAGTTGTTCTTTTAGTTTTTGAACTATACTGTCTTTTTTCTCCAATTCACGCTCACGTTGGCTTATTTTGATTGATAGTTCGTTTTTTTCATTGGTCAGGATTTGAATACTGTCACCATTTACAACAAATACCTTTTTGAATCTGACAACCTCGCCAGTGATGGTATCGCAAATCTGCTCTATTAAAAGAGACTGGTTCAAAACAGGTGCTTTGATAACCTCTGATTTGACTATCAAGGTGTCTGACTGTTTTATTTCCGTTTTTAAGGTTTCCTTTTTTGCACGGCAACCGACCAAAAGTAAAATAGCGATTATGTAGATTGTATTTTTCATATTAATTCAAATAGGTTGTACACTTCCAAAATAGCTTTTGTATCATCGCCCATTGACTTGTGAAAAGCCTCCATTGTAGATCGTGAACTTACAACATCAGGTATCTTATCATCGTCCAAGAAATCTTCATATTTGCCCAATGCTATACAACCATTCAATTGATGCCAATAATTTGCAGAATGAAATTTACACTCACTTCTGTTCGGAACTCCCTTTATTTCCCACAAATCTTTTTGAAACCTTGGCGAATATTCCAAAACAACATCATAAACGCCAACTGGAATACAACTCACATTTCTTTCATTGTCCATCCATCCTCTTTCTAATGAAACGGACTTGAACAATCTGTTGCATTTTTCATCCAAAACAAAGCAACTGCCCAATGAAGCCCTTTGGTCAAAAAAGTAATCCCTATAAATACGAATTGTTTTCATTGGTCAACGTGTTCTAAAGTATGCTCTATATTCATATTAAGGGTGTCTGTTGCCTTTGCTGCCTTATTTGATAGGTACACTCCTAATCTTATCAATGAATCCATCTCGTGCAACCTTTTGAATGTTATACTATCCTTGACCTCTTGCTTTCTTCTCCATGCTTGCATTTGAACTTCTTCTATCGAATCAAGTATGTATTCCCCATAAACCTTGTTCAAATCTGCTTCTTGCATGAATTTTTCGGTTTCCATTCTTATTTCAGCAGATGTAAAAGCCCTTTGATAAAACTTCATTGCTCCCCATGCAATTCCAAGCACAAAGCCCATTGCCCCTAAAACTGCTAATATATCCTTGGCAAGTTTCATTTCTTCTTATTGAAAAATAGTTGCATGATTGTTTCCATAAAAGCATCAATCTCAAATTTATAGATCAACCACAATATGAATCTATCCCCTAAAATAGCAATCGCACCAATGAGTATCGGCCTTATATCCTCTGGATAGTTGTTCTCGATATAGAAACCAGTGATATAGGCCAATCCGCATCCCGATACGAACGAGCAAACAGCACTCAATAATGTTACTTTTTTTTGTTGCATCCTTACTGCTATTCCTACGCTTACTGCTACTATTGCAGGAAAAATCGTTTTTGTCAAAACTTGGAGAACTTGACCCCAAAATTTTACCCAGTTTTCATCAGGTGGAAACATATTTAGTCCTTATTTTTAACAAGAATACCGTAATCGCCGCCCCAATTGAAGGCCAATCCGTCCAATCAAAAGTGAACGTACCAAAAAATAGCCTATCAACAATATCAGAAATTACAAGTACCCCAAGCCCCATTAAAGAAGCAATTGTAAGTTTATTCTTGATAAAAATACAACTTATTACTAATAATAGGATAAGAACACCATGTAAACAATCCCTTAATAATCTCCATTTTGCAATATCATCCATTGATGGATAGAAAAATTCACATATCCAATATGCTGTTGGGAACAACAACATTGCCAAAAAAGCCGATATTCCAGATATATTACGTTTTACCACCACCTTCTTTTGTTGGATTGGTAGTTGCCAACTTTTTATCACCGCTCATTTTGGTGTTGTCGCTCCCCATAGCCAATGCAATTCCAAGAAGAACATATCCGCCGTAATTGTCGTCATATATCGCAAAGCCCAATGTTCTTAAAACCTCATCAAAGTTTGGAACTACTGCTATTACAATGGCCAAAACAACATTAAATGCAATGCACACCAACCAAAACGTTTTATTTTCGTTGAAAAACTTTTTAGGACTAAATCCGTTTTGTTTGATTTTTTTCCAAACAACGGAAAAAGCATAAAGTAAGATTCCCAAGAACCCTAGCCCTGCAATTGTCAAAATATTCAAAAATGCTTCCATATCAATGGTCTTTAGTTGTTGATAACAAATATAATACAATAGGAAATGCAATTATCATTTCCCCTTCTGCCGTTGTAAGATCATTCCCTAAATAAGCGAAAAGGAATAATGCTCCACAAGTTGCAACGCTCAATATCGCACCATGCAGCGAAACTCCCGATTTAAAATAGGAAACCATCCCAATGCTTGCTGAAATTATGGCCAATGCCGTAAATATGATATGAGCAAACTGCACCCAATCAAAAATACTGTTCACTCCAAATATTAGGACAAATCCAAAAAACAATGATGTAATCAAATCAAAATCACCCCTGTTCAGTCTCCAAATCAATCTGAACGCCTTTTTTTCTTTTCTGTGATGGAAAAGACCCCTAAGCAAGTAAACTATGGTTATTGACAATAATGTGCCGTACAAAAGGAAATCATAAGCTCCTGTGTGGTTCTGTGACCAACTTTCAGCAGTTCGGCCAATGACCATAGCGAGAATACACCCAATAGCAATAATCGAGCATACATTTATTATTTTAATGGTCTTTTCCATAACTTCCTATTTTGCTATTAATTATCCCAATACTCTTCTGTTTCATAAACAGTTTTTGGCACTTTTTTTGTTCTTATTGTTTGCGTTTCCAATAGTGTTATTTTACCTTTTTTAACGATATAAATATCTCGCATTTTTAAAGGATCATTCCAGTCGCATTGCGTACCATTATGGGCAACCATACAACTCATATTTCTATCCCAAACCCAATGTTTTTTATAAACAATTAAAGTGTCTTTGCCTACCTCTACATCATAAATTACAGTTTGTGGTAAATCATTAAACGAAACATCAGGATAATTAAGATCAGTCCAAATATTTTGACTAAACCCGACCAATGGAAAAAACAATAAAACGATTAAATATTTCATACTAATTTGCTATTAATATTGCCTGTGAACTCTTTGATGCGCTGAATACTGTTCCGCTTCCCGTCGCTGTGAAACTATCCCAATCACTTCTACGCCCATAAAAACTATCAGCAAGGAATACATCGATTGCGCGCATCCCTGTTGTTTGCCAGTTATTTACGTCCCGTGATTGATTAACTTTGGTTACACCATCTGATAAAGTGTATTCCCCTAAAATATCATTGATGTCTAGGTCACCACCATTAGCAGTTTCAAATGCATCGCTCATCCCATCCCCATCCGTATCTACGTAAGGCGTACCGCTAGAATAGGTTTCATGCCCGCCAACATTACCATCAGCTTCTCCTGTTGGCCTGTAATTCCTATCATTGGCGATAAACTCATCCGTCACTCTAGTGTCATGGCCATCCCTTACCAAAGAAGCCCCTACATGGCCTATAAAAGTGCTTTCCACATCTTCGGATGGAATAGGGGTAATCAAACTTTCCGTTATTACCCTAGAGGCTGCGTTCCAAGTTGTTAAACTTGGGGAAAACAAAGTGTTTCCGCTAGTGTCATTTGTAAGAAGGTTGTCGCCTACATAAATAGGTAAATCCCCTAAAGAGGCATTATCACAACATCCGGGGTCGCTTGGGCAAGTGGCTATATTGGGTGAAACCTCAAAAGTGTTGACTGTGTAGTTAAAACTAAAATTACCCCCGTCGGTCATAGGATAACTACTGTTCCATTTGTAGTGGTTGCCTATCCAATCAACTTTATTCACACTAAAGTTTGTTACATGCTCTAAATTCAGTAACATTTGATTGATGACCTCGTACTCCATATTACAGTTTGACATATAAGGCTGGCGCTCCTTTATATCTACGCCTAGACAAGCGTAAACCGTAATATTGTCCATTGTTCCCTCTGTCGAGTACAACAACATTCCATAACCAGTACCAAAGTTTTCGGCATAGATGGAATTGGTTATAGAAACATTTTGCATTGTACTTCCATCATAAGCCCCTACCTCAATGTTTTCATCCTTGCCCCAATAAAATGAACAATGGTCAATAATAATGTCTTCAACTGTGTGCGCTGCCACGCTTTTTTGGGTCGCTATTGTCAAGGCATCTACGCTAGACCCCGTAGCTGTTCCCCCATGAATCCTAATATACCGTACAATAGTATTTGAGCCTCTAAGCCAAAGCATACCACCATAAGTAACGGCATCGCCCCTAATATTGATACCATCCCCAGGAGCGGCCTGACCAGCTATGTACATATTCCCGATTCCATTACCGCCCGTCCCGCTTATCAAAGGGTCGCTGCCAAGGGTTATAGTTCCTCCTACCCTTGGAATAATAACAGTCAAACTATCGGCTTCTATCTCAGCAGCATCAATAGCGCTTCGTAAACTACCCGTTCCCGTATTGTTTGTATTGGTCACAAATCGAACCCGTCTAGGTAGGTTCAACCCTGCATTTCTACCAAATCCCTCTGCCCCCGGAAACGCCCTAATATCGCTATCCGATAAATAGATAGTGTTTACATAGTTTTCACTTAAATAGGGCTGTATTCGCTCTAATTCGGTAACGGGCTTGTTACCAAGGCAAATGAAAA